ATCAAGTCGTGTGACTGGAGTTCAGACGTGTGCTCTTCCGATCTATTTGTTAGTTTCAACGGAAAAGCCACTTTACGTGTTACTTTCAAGAGTTGTATTGCAAAGGGTTTACGTGGTGCTGGTAATATCGTTGTTATTATGGATGAGATGGCTCATTACCAGGATACAGGTCAATCATCAGCCAAAGATATTTATGATGCTGTAACTCCGTCTACTGCTTCTTTTTCTCCTAAGGGGGAGGATGGTATGCCGCTACATAAATCAGATGGAATGGCATACCCTGTTGAGTCACGAGTTATTACAATTTCTTCTCCGCTGAATAAAGCTGGAAAGTTTTATGATTTGTTCCATCTGGCAATGAGTCGAGGTCCTGGAGCGGAAAATATCCTAGCTGTTCAAGCTCCGACTTGGGAAGTAAATCCAACTATTCCGTCTTCTTATTATCGGCAAAAGTATCACGAAGATCCAGCCGTATTTATGACGGAACATGGAGCATTATTTAGTGATCGTGTTCGGGGCTGGATTGAACGGGAAGCCGATCTTATAGAGTGCCTAGATCCTGAATTACGGCCTCAAATGATAGGAATTCCAAGGTATCCTCATCAAGCGGGAATTGATATCGGTTTAATGGGTGATGGTACAGCTATTGCGATTACTTATGCTGCTGGAGGCAAGGTTATTTTAGCCTACCATGAATATTGGCAAGCTGGCGTAGATTGGCGTGTTTCTAATCCTCATTTGGGAAATAATTTTACAACGGATTATTGTAAATCAATAGGAAGTGCCGAGCGTTTGGATTTTGATGAAATAGCTAATTGGATTTTTTTGTTGACAAAGAAGTTTTATATAACTGAGGGTTTGTTTGACCGTTGGAATGGTATCCCGTTAGAGCAAGCTCTTTTGAAAAGGGGCTTGACTCATTTTAGAGCGGAATATTTTCAACGGGATTTATCCTCTCGTATTTATCAAAACACCAAAATGTTGATGTTTGATAAGAGTCTACGGTTATATGATTATCCTGTTGGACAGGGATCTAAACATTCAGCTTTCATTACTGAACTTTTGGAATTACAAGCGCAACAAATGTCTCGAAACATCGTCATCGTTGAGGCTCCTAAAGTGACGGGGCATCATGATGACTGTAGTGACGCTTATGTACGTTCTGTTTGGTTGACTTCTGAACGTATGCGTAATGAAAAATATGTATATGGTCCAAGTGTAAATACCGCAATGTATCCCGGAGCAATAATGACTTCGGCTCGTTACCAGTCAATGCGAGCACATAAACACGGTGGTTTTTCGGAACGTACTATTCCTAGAAATATTGGGCTTAGAAGTTCTATCAGGCTTAGAGGTGTTCGCTAAAGATTTTAATTTTTGGCTTTGATATATGGACGACGCTTTACAAAATCCAAAAATATTTGCCAATAAAGTTATTCGGCAAGTAATCCAACACATGGTTTCTGAGGACATGGTAATAGAGCCTCGTGATTATTTGGCTTTACGATCAGTCTTTCGAAAATGTAGTGGATCATGGGAAAAGTTTGTAGATGGGGATCAGGTACAAATTGAACTTCTTAAAACAATCATTACAGCGTGGGGACAAATGCCGGATCGGATGAAAGAATCCAGTCGCGTGATTTAAATGGCAGAAATTTTTCGCACTAGAGATGTTATTGTATTTTTTAAGGGTGCAACCTTTACAGTTGAAGTCACGCAAGATGCGGCTGTTTCCGGTTGGCATGGAGGTCAATGTTTTCAATGGGCACCCCCGGTAGGAGATCAGTTAATAGCAAAAATCTCTGACGGCTTATATGGAGGCTTTGCTTTGTATGGAAGTGATGAGTCTAGTGATGAATTTACTTCAATGACTCGTAATCAGCCAACCTATAAGTATGTCACACTTGGAGCCGGTGGTTGGATTATTGCAACGTCGAGTTATGAGAGATATACTTACCAATCTCGTATAGGCGGAGGACCTTTAGTTCCTATAGTATATAATTCAAGTGATCGACTTGTAATAAGTCTCTCTGGAAGATTAACTAAACAAGATGAGTGGACAATTTCAGGAGATCCTAGAGCCCCCAATAATTATTATCTTGCATTTGTAGTTCAAAAACCAATTCCTGCTAGGAATGATTTTATAACTGTTCAGATTTCAATCTAATGGATCTTCCACGTACCAGAGATTTGATAGTCCTTGTAAAAGACCTGAATTTTCCGGTCATGGTTGATGATGCTATGGTTGCTGGGGGTTGGCTTGGAGGACAAGGAATTACTTGGGCTCCTTCTCCAGATGATAATTTTTTAGCAACTTATTCTGATGGAACATATGGTGGGTTTGTTCTTTTTGGTTCTAATGAAATTGCTGATCAGTACTCAGCTTACACAGGGAACCAACCAAAATATCGTTTTACAACTTGTTGTACGGGAACTTGGATTATTTCTACCGTGGCTTACGAAAAATACACATTACAATCGAGACTTGTACCACCATTAGTTCCTAATGTTTATACAGTTGGACAACGATTGACTTTTTCAAATCGTGGCTTGTGGACTTCACAGCTTGCTCCGTTTGATGAATGGACAATTTCAGGAGATCTTAGAGCCCCCAATAATTATTTAGTTGGATCTATTATTCAAGCTCCCGGACCCGAAAATAATTATCATTTAATGATTCAAACAACGATTTAGTTATGCCTTTTCCACCGCTTCCAGGTTCGTTTCAAATTGATTTCAAAGGACTTGATATAATTCGAAGTCGGGATTGCATAGTCTTTGGTAAAGGCGATTCTCACGTTGTAGAAATTGATCCTGTTATGCTTGCCGGAGGTTGGTCTGGAGGTATTGGGGTTCAGTGGGTAGATTCTTTGGCCGATGAAATGATGGTTAGTTATTCGATAGGACTTTACGGCGGATTTATGATTTGGGGTTCAGATGAATCAGCGGATCAATACGTAAGTTCTACCCAAAATCAAGTTGTTTATCGAACTGGCGTAATGATGGCTGGGAATTCTGTTATTTCTACTTCGTCATATGAAAAATATACTTACCTTTCGCGGATAGGTTTGGGACCTCTTGTCCCATTGGTGTATGCACCTAAAGACCCTTTGTATTTTTCTCTAAGAGGTCTTTGGACTAAGGAAAAAGAACTTAATTTATCAGGAAGTCTTTTGGCTCCAAACTTTTTTACGGGATTCGTGATTCAGCCGCCAATGCCGATTAACCAATTCTTTTTGGGAGTTCAAACGAGTTTATGATTCTTTTTCGCAATCCCGATACCATGACTCCGGAAGAAGTGACTTCGGAAATCACTTCTCTTCAAGATGAAATTCGTATCCGGGGACGCCGTATTTATGAATTAGCTCATTCTTTATATAGGCGAGTTAGAAGGAATCCAGTGGATGACAGTACTTCCGTCTATATGATTTACTCTAATGCTATGACTAGATTTGCTGGAGCCCTTGAACAAGTTTCACAGCGAACTATACGAACGGCTCGTGTTTTAGAACGTTTGCCTAAATCGTCCGAAAGCCCAGAAGAGTTAAAAAAGAAGCAAGTAGTTTCGTCAAAAGCTTCATCGGAAGCTGTTCCTGCTCCGAGTCCTGTAGAATCTTTGATTAGTTCTTATATTAATGAGACTCCCGAAATTCCAAATGAAGAAAACTAATGGCTAAAAAGTATACAAATGTTCGTCCTCCACATCTTGCTACGGTGGTTACTCAGTTTTCTCCACCGTCTAATCGCCCTTATATTGCAAAAGGCATAGGAAATGGTTTGACATCTAAAGAAAAGGAAGCTCGAAGAATTCGTCGCGTTGCTGATGTTGGAGGTGCTTTTGGAACGTTTGGTGGGGGAAGCCTTAATACATCATTAGCTAGTGCTGGTCAGTTTTTTTCTCCGCAATTATCTACTGATTTTTTGGAGTTACCCCAATCTCTCCGTGAAAAACGAGAGATTTATCGACATTTTTACAACACTGACCCAATTGTAGGACAGGCTATTGATTTACATACGGAGTTGCCTTTATCAAAAGTTAGGTTAGCCACTCCAAAGCCAACCGTTTGTCCGAAGGGGTATAAGGATGTTCACGATTATGCCTCGTATATTCTTTGGTTTTTTACCGAAATGTGTAGTCGCACCAAATTATTTCAACGTCTTGTTACAATGGTGCATCACTACTGGCTTGATGGCGGCTGCGTCACTGGTGACACTCTTATTTCTACTCCAGACGGTGAACGTAGAGCTGATTCAATTTATGTCGGGGACAAACTTTTAAGTCATACCGGAACTTGGCGTACCGTAGAT